TGTTTTCTACTCTTTACTATTAGACCTTTTTTGCTACCCATATTTAGGGTTCCCGCCTTATATTCTTTAAATACCTTAGCTGTCTTCTTTTGTGCCATAGTCTGTTTTTTCATATTATTCATCCTTATCCCATAATTGATCTAGAAAATCTCTAAGAGGACCAGCTACTTCAAATCCAAATGTCTTCTCAAGAGTATCTGTATCGTTATATATTTCTACCGTCATAGATAGAATACCTGATGGATGGTAAAAAAGATCCTTGGCATATGGATATAGTCTCATCTCGTTATCTGCTTGCACGGCCACGAAATCCCTAAAGTCTCCACGATGTTTCACTAGTTGTTACATCCTATCATTCAAGTCTAAGTATACATCAGAAAAGAAAAAACCCCAACAATAGGGTGGTATTGTCAGGGCTATTCCTATATACAGGAGTATATTTTACTTAGTTTGGCAACTAGTAAAGGTAATTATATCACTTACTTGAATATAAAGGTAGAATTAAATGAAACATTTATCTCTTTTTTCTTTTTTGATTTAGGAGTTGGATCATAGTACATTGTGGGATACCACCAGAATTGGTCCCTTTTGAGTTGTCTAGCTTGATAGTCAATTAACCATTTATCTATTAATTTGTCTAACTCTGTACTGGAGAGTAACATGACATCTTCCATCTTATTATCTGACCAAAAGCCTTTGAGAGCTGCATTCTCTTTAACTGTCTTGCCTCTTTTGTCTTGCTTAAGAGTATAGTTCTCTCTTTTTCTACCTGTATCTACTCTAGTCTTAGTTCTTGGTCTACCCGCCATTTCTCATCTTTCTTGTAGCAATTTTAACTCTCTGTCTCCAGCATGGTTTACAGTAAATGTTATGTTTGTCTAAGGTGTTTGATTTCTTACCAAACTGACTTATAGGCTTCTCTAAGCGACAATCACGACAGGACTTAGACTGATGTACCACTTTGGGCTGTGCTAGTCTCCTAGCCTCATTGTAGGCCTTGTAGTAGGTACTCTGGCATGGCTTACAGTAGCTAGATCTGCCATCTCCATATTTTCTGTTGCTAATATTGAATTCTGTTATTGTTTTATCATTAAAACAAATCGCACATTTTTTCATTTTTGTAGTTCCTATTCTCTTTAGTCTTGGCTCTATGGCAAGGTTTGCATAATGTCTGTAAGTTCTGTGGTTCATTATTTGCTCTATTACCGTCTATGTGATCTACATCTAGTAATGTTTTATCCTTTGGTACTGTAAGGCATCTTTCACAATACCCTTTTTTGGCCTTCTGAGCCTCTCTACGGCATGTTAGACAGTTGGTCCTATAGTATTTCCTACCTGTCTTCCCTAAACCCTTTAAATTGGCGTTCCTGCCGCATTTACACTTTGGAATCACTTGTGACCATCCATCCTATTTTGGCGGCGTCGGTGGAACACTCTTTACAGTGACTGAGGTATCTCAAGTATGTCTGACATGAATTACAAAAATAGATATCTCCATTTTCTACCATGATAATAAACTATCTACTTCTTCAGCTGTAAGTATATTTAGAACTAAAGATTCTTTAGAATCTTCTTCTTTTATATTTATATGTGTATTTATATGTGTATTTAGTTCGCCACCTGGACACGTAGGTACTGACAGGCTGGCACGATTGAACTGTCTGTGAGTCACAAGCCAACCATTTTCTATTAACTCAATCTTTGCTCTACTAACAGATCTGCCAGATAGTCCTGTCTCTTGTGCCAGTGTGTCTACTGACGGAAAGGCAGGAACGGCAGTCTTAAAATCATAATGGGAAGCAATCATAATAGCGACTAATCTAGCCTTATATGATAAAGTAGAGCTTCTTATTTCACGGATATACTTCATGTAATCCATAGTTATCTCCTTTCTGGTGAGATAACCTAATTATATAACGCTATATTTCTTATGTCAAGTACTATTTCTCTATAAGATGTAGAAGTATTTCATGCTGTCTGGCTTCAAGTCTATTAATTTGATCTTTCATTGATGTGCCTGAATTGGGTACAAGTTCTGATAGATAATGCTTAACTAACCATCTAACCATTCCTACTAGTTGTAGTTGTATAAATATGATTCCGCCCACTATTGATAGGCCTAGTTCTATTCCGCTCATCCGTCGTATCCCGCTATTATCCATTCTTCTGGTGAAAATACATCCAATATCGTTTCCGCTGCTTTGCACACCAATTCAATTGATTGATAGCAGTAGTCAATTATGATATTTATTGCATCTGGATGATGTGAAATAATTTCAAAGTCATGAGATTCCTGGGCATTTTTATCTCCATTATCGTTGGAATATAAAATACTTGCAGATCCTTGTATTACCAAATCATCTACTAAAACTCGTTGGCCATTATTTCCAGGCATGTCTTGAATAGATTCCCTTGCAAATGCAATAACCTTATCAGTAATATCAAATTCTTTTTCGTACATTAAATCTGCCCAGATATCAACTTTGCTCTATAATGATATCCGCTTTTAAATCCAAGAGGACCTAAAAGTGGTGCAGTCTGAAATATAATCCACTCACCATTCATGTAAATTTCTTCTCCAGCTTTATCTACAATATTAGAAATATGGCCATTTAACTGCATCTTACTTGGTGACTTAATTAATAAATCACCAAGTAGATTTACAGACAATTGCATTTTAACTTGTGTAGGAAATTTTGTATAAACATTGTTACTTACTAAACCATCTGCTGTAGTTATTACAGAATAGCTATAATAATCTGCAGTGTATGGATAAATAACATGATTTCCTTGCATTAGTTAGTCCACCAATCTGGACCATATTCAAATCTACGACGGCGGTTCCACTGGAATATCTTTCCAGTCTTAATGCTACGTCCTTTATTAAATGAAAGTCCTCTTGAAGCAAATGATGCAAGCGGTGCAATAAATGGAGCTGACATTTTAAGATCATAATTTTGTGCTGTATCAGCATAACCGCTAGATAATGCTGCTATCTGTGTATAAACAAGATCTTCATTATCAATCATATAAGCTGCTTGATAGGCAGTCATTTTATCCAAAATGATTAAATCATTAGGATTTTCAATATCAATTTCTGAACGGCCAACAAATATTTCTATTACTGACTGAGCACGATTGATTAATGCAAGATCTACTGTCTTGTTTGTATATTGTAATACATTATTAACGGTTGTAAACATTACCCTTTTGTATCCTTCCTACTTCTTTCACTCTTATTGGGTGAGTAGTTGTAAAATCTAATCTTCCTGTTCCGCCTAATTTAAGCTGAAAAACATAGTCTCCAGAATACATAAATAGACTACGATCTGTAGGCCATCTAAATACAATGTTTCCTGTTGCTTTATTGCTTGAATCTACGACTGATCCAGTAAGTTCTAATATTTCATTATTGCTTCCTATTAAGACTGCTTCTATAGTGGTGTAAAGAGAGAGGTTCATATCTGTACCGCTTTGATCTTTTACCTGAATAGAAAGAGGCTTTGCAGGAATTTGGTCTTTCCAGTATTGACTAATCATTTGATTACATCCTCTCTTAGATATAGTATTGGGTCTTCATGCATTATGTATAATGTTACTTGATCTAAGTCCGTTGTATATACATAAGTTGTTGTTATTTTAGCTGATGCTGTAGCAGCTGGCGCCATTACATTTAGTCCTAAACCAACTAATCTTGCTTCTGCTGTTAATGGCAATGTTGTATTAGTTATGTTTGGAGATTTAGCACTAATGTTATTTACAGCAACTTCATTAAGTTTAGCATTTGCAACCATAGCTTGAGCATTTACTGAAGCTACTTTATAACCACTAACAAGTGGGTTAGGCATAAATGCATCACCTTCTAATGCTAATGGGCGTTGTGGTAATTCTTCATAATCAAGTCTTTCTGACAACCACCATAAACCACGAGTATTAATATTAGGTACAGAGACTGACAATGTTGGAAATATCCAGCTTGCCTGTATAGTGTAGGCAGGAAGAGATGAAGTAGAAACTGTATTTTTTCTTCTCATTCCAGCTCTAGTTTTCGCAGTCTTTTTGCCATTCTTAACAGACTCAGCTGTATCTGTACCAATTACAGTACCATCAAAAGCATTGGCTTGTCCAAGAATATCTTGTCCATTTAATGACCAATACTTAAGAGCATTGGCAACAGGCCCACCATTTGGATACAATCTATCAATGTTTTTTGGGTCTGCTTTGTATTTATCTCTTTGAACATCAGTTATGTTACCTGTTGAATATGCATAGTCAATCCAGTAGTCAGTATTTAACTCTACAATTCTAGTTTCAATAGGAGTATTAGATCCAGGATTTAGGTATGATGGAGTTAATGACTGTTGATTTCCGACGTTATCTGTAAAGGATATAAATACCTTTGCACCAATTTGCTTGCCAGCTACAACTGTTCCTGGCTCAATTGCAATTGTTGTTGCATAGTTACGGTATGGGTTAATGCGTTCAACTTTACCATGCATGTAGGTATCAGCAAATTTAGTTATTACTTTACCTGCCTTAATTGACTCAATTGGAACTGCATAGTATCCATATGCATTAATCATAGATGATATTAAGAATTTATCTCCAGGCTGTAGGCCTGAGTTGTATTCAATATGTGACCAGACTCTTTCTAGTTCTCCATACTCTAGCCCATCTGTCTTATAATAAACTTCATCTTTCCAAATATAAGCAGGGTCATCTGTCAGTCCAGGAATTGTACTTACAACTTGATGATAGTTATTTCTGTAGTAATCTTCGTAATTATTACTTCTTCCTGGAGAAGTATATGAAGTTAAGTAATTTATATTTAGAACTGGTGAGCCAGTATTTAGTGGGTCATTAATTTTAGCTGCTACAAAATCACCATTCTCGCTACCAACATTATCAAGTGCATCAACTGTATGATAAGTGTCAATAAAGCCCATATCTACAGCAAGTTGTGGGTTAGTAACTAATAATGATATTCCACTATCTACTGCATCTCTAAGAGACTTTAAGAAATCTTCAAATAATGTTTTATCAAGAACATTAAAGTATGGGTCAGCTACACCCATAGATCCAGTTCCATATATATCTCTTTCATTAGAATCATCTGGGTAATTGCGGAAGCAAATCATATCAAACTGAGATAGATCTTTAAGGTCTTCCTGCAAGTTTAAATATCTTTCGTTTGCTGTTATAGGGTTAAGATAAGATAATCCTTTATCAGTTCCTCCAAATATTCCATCTTTAAGAACTGGGTGGCTATCTCCAACAAATGTATCACCAGCTGGATAAGTAGTTACTGGAACTGGCCAAATATCCCAGTCATAGAATTGGTTGGCACTATTTCCTAATTGTGTAGGAATTGCATAGAAGGTGTCTGGGTTTGATCCATATGTTCCTTGATCAAAGTTAGTAAACCCAAGTCCAACTTGTCCATTTTGGAATCTTTGAAATGGACGATAGTATGGCTCATCAAGTTTAAATGTAGGCCAGAAGTAAAGCATAAGAGCACGTCCACGGTTTCCACGACCCTTATTTCCAGGTGTGAGCGTGGCAGACGCTGTGGCTACAGTAGCTTCTACAGGGACAATTCCAACAGCTGCATAGTAGTTAAGATGTGTTTCTCTTTCAAGAACAAATGAGCCTTGGTTTATAGATACAGCAGATGTTTCAAAATCTGAGTATGCATTGGCATCTAGTGAGTTATATCCAATTTGATGAATTGCATATGAACGGTATCCGTAACGCTGGATATCTAGTTCTCCATCAATAAATACTTGTGTTCTTGGGAATACCTGATCATCACCAGTTGGTCTATATTGGATAATAATATGGTGCCATTGCCCATCAGCAATGTCTTTAAATCCAGTAAATGCAGCAGCATCTACGCTATTAGGAGATCCTAGTCTTAATGATTTCTCTTCATTTAAACTTATCTTTCCATCTCTTAATCTCCAAGCAGCATTAAAATCTTGGTACTGTGAGTTACTTCTATCTCCCAGCTTTTTACCAACAAATAAAATCTGATTCTTCTTAGTTGTTTTTACGTATGTCTCAAATGTCCAGTTAGTATCAGCATTTGCAAATCCATCGCTTGCAACTAATGCAATGTTTCTTAGTCTTATTGCTTTTCTATTCTGTGTATCGTATGATCCAGCATAAGCTACTGGCAATGGTGAGTCAGTTAGGTTATAGCCATAGTATGAGTTAAAGGCATTTCTTTGGTCTTTTGCTTCCCATCCACCATATCCGCCACCTCTTACAATATCAGATGATGTATTAAAGAATGTAGTAATTCCATTAAAGTTATTTGACTGGTAGTCAACAAGCAGAAGTCTTTGATACCATCTATCATCACTTACTAAATAATAAGCTGGTGGCAAAGCAAAGAATGCTGATGCATTTAATGACTGAGGTTTAATTAGTGCACCCTTAGTTGTAACAAGTGCTGGTTGAACTGCATTTCCAGTGGCAATCATTGGTGATGCATTATAATGACCTGGTAACAATGCATATGCTGAAGGCATTATTGCTGATGCTGAGAAATGTTCAGCTCCAACAACTCCACCACCTGTAACAAATGGAGGCTCTTCTTCAGATGAAGCTAACATTGCAGACGCTGTAAATGCAAAATTCTTTGTTGCAGCATAGTTAGGATTTTGGAATAATCCAGTTGCTGTTAATGGAGTAGGCAAAATATTAATTGTATCTAATTCAAATGGTTCTGGTAATAATCCAGATGCATACATAACTGCAGGATGAATATTTGGTCCATATCCAGTTGATATTGATGGTTGAACCATTAATGCATTAGCAGTTGTATCTTGAACTAATGCAATCTTTTGATATGCTTCAAATGCATCTTGTGCTGAGAATGCTGTATTAAATACAGCAAATTCATCAATAAATAATGTTCTAGAACCAGGGGCTGGAGTAACTGTTGGTAATCCAGCAATTGCAAATTGACCATCATCAGTTAAATTAATTGCAGCAGCACTCATTGATGCTCGTTCAATTCCATCAACATAAATCTTCATATTAGCGTTATCTTTAACACCAATAACCATATGATAATTTCCATCAGCAAATGTTGCAGATGTGGCTACTGAATCAAATCCATTTAAATCATAGTTTCTTAAACGAAGAGCTCCAGTTGCTAATACCTGAAATATAAGTCCTTGTCCTCCAGCATCTCCATTTGATGCTGCTCCACCTATCGCTTGTTGAGTTCCAGATCCAAATTTTGTATAGAATAATACTGTTTGCCGATTATAATTAGAAAATGTTTGTGATGGTGCAGTCCAAGAACCAGTTATATGTGTATCTTTATCTGAAAAAGAGTATGCTTTATAGTTAGGACTTGAAATATTTTGTGTATAATTACTTCCAACTGTACTTGAAGTTGTGCTAACAGATCCTGAGTTTAATGGAAGTCCAGTTGCTTCATCCATCTTAAAGTAAAGAATTGGTGATTTAGCTGCTATATATTGATTTAAAGCATTATCTCTTGAAAATCTAGGCATTGGCATTGAAGCTCCGCCTTGAATAGTTGGCTGACCATAGGTCCAAATATTAGCAATTTGAGTAGATGTAACATTTGCTGAAGATGCAATATAGAATTGCGATACATACATTAATTCTGTAACAGATCCTGAACCTGATCCAAAATCTCCATGAAGCATATCTGCAAATGAATGTGTAACTGATACTGTACCCTTAGATACATTATCTATCCATAATTGCATTGTACTTCCAGACATACGTACTGCTACATAATGCCAATTTCCATTTGCATAATTTGTTGATGCTGTTATTGTATGATCTTGATTTTGTAAATGAGCATTAACTCTAATATATCCACTTGAAAGAAATTCAACATTAAATGATTGGTCAGCTTCATCATTTGTAGAAAATATTATTGCTCCTTCAGCAGTTGATTTTTTAACCCAAAATCCTAATGAAAAATCTCCATCTGTAATTTCTGGATAAATATTAGCATCAGAAATTGCAGAAACAATTGATGTATTAGTAGTTCCAGTAATTCTAAGAGCACCTTCACCCTGAATACCTGAATTTAAATCATTTTTAGCAGTTCCAGAATAAAGATATCCAGCTGATCCGCCAGTTCCATAGTTAGCAATAACTTTAGGTTCATCAAATTTATAATATTGTTCTAATGCAAGAGTTTGCATATATGTGTCTAAAAGAGTAAATGAGTCACGGGCTGATTGAATAGCCGCAGGGAATGTTGCAGATGCAGTTGCTGGTGCTGCTGCATAATTAACTGATTTAGTTGTTGTTATTGATGGCTGAACTGCTAATGCTGATGCTGCTAATGCTGGTGCAGCTAATACTTTATTTGCAAATGTTGCAAGGTGATTAGCAACAAATGAATCCATTCCAGTTGTTGAATATGATGCTCCTGTATAAAAAGCAGCAAAATCTATTTTTCCATCAAAATATGCTGATGCAGTTGTTAAATCTGTTGCTAATAATGAACCAATATTCCATACAGCATACCAACTTGTATTTCCGTATGTTGTACCATGTCCATAAAGTGTTCCATCAACATATACTCTATATCCATCGCTACCATCAATGTATGAAACTATAACATGGTGCCATCTATTATCACAAAAATCTACGCCAGTTGTATATTGCTGTCGTGTTGATGATCCAGTTCTAACGTCTGAAAGTATATTTCCATATTCATCAATATAAACTTTGCTATTGCCTGACCCACTTGATACTGGAATTGATGATAATGTAGCTACTGTTCCAGCAGCAGGCTTAGTTGATTTTTTAAATACAAATTCTTGAATAAAATTACCAAATCCGCCATTTGTTCCAAGACCAGAATATTGAACACGTGCATTAGATCCAAATATATACGAAGCACTACCAGTTAAAGAATCTGAACTCTGTGTTAATGTTCCAAATTCTTGGTTAGATGCTGTAGATCCAGTTACTCTTACAAATTCAGTTGCTGCTGTATCTAAATTAGATGCAACATTAAAAGCTGCCTCGCCTTGTGCTACGGATAATAGGGACATAAAAAAGGACTGCCTTTAGGCAGCCCAGACTCCAATCAAGAATTTGTCTGCTGGGATTGATGAAATGCTTCCGCCATTAATTGTAATAGTAGGAGTAAAGGAGAGGTCAGAAACTACTGGAGAAAATATATCACCAGAAAGGATCTCGACAGTAGTCTTGACTACGCCTGCACAAGCATTTGCTTGGAATGCGCTGACCTCTACCTTTACGTCCATTAGCGTGTTACCTTACGCTACTGTGATTCGAACAATACCAGTCGAATCCCATGTTATTGTAAAGTTACCATTAGTTGAAGACTGGTCTGAACCGAAGTCTACATATCCAATGAGAGCTGAAGTACTTGATGTACCAGTTGAATCATAAACAACTGCATAACGTGCTGTGATTGTTGAAGATGCCCAAGTGGTATCTGCTGCATCAAGAACGATTACGTTATTAGCTGCATCGTATGTTGCTGTCTTTGAAGCAAGCGCTTGTCCACCAGCAGTATATCCAGTACCAGAAACTTCGTATGTTGATACGTCATTCCAGTAGTCATGAACATCTTGATCAGGTGTATAAGAAGATGAAAGTAAACCAACCTTGATTGTATCAGTGTCGAAATCTACTTCTTTATTAAGTGCCTTAAGTAGGAATTGTCCGTATAGTTTAGAAGCCATTAGCTATTCCCCCTTATGATGCTGTCTTCTCAAGAATTGCGAAGCCTTCTGGCTTTGCAACTGCGAATGCACGACGTGCACGAACCTTGAGTAGAATACCATCTGTATCAAATTTAGCGTCCTTAGAAATCATTGATTCAATTCCTGCACGAACACCGTTTACCATAAGGTCAGTGTTACCAACGATAAGTAGTGGATTTCCTGCTGGAGTTGATGTAGCAGCTGTTGAAGTCTTAGCTCCAAGAGACTGTACTAGTGGAAAACCAAATAATGTTGCTGGTGCTCCGTTTAATGGATTCTGAAGAATTGGGCGGTTGTTACTGTCAACAAGTCCACGCAATGCGCTTACAAATGTTGGGTGAGCAATGAATACAGTTTTTGCTGCATCGAAATAGTCTCCTGATTCGATTGTGCTTAACAATGTGTTAAGTTTTGCAAATGTTACTGCTCCTGCTGTTGTTAGAAGGTTTGAAGCTGAGTTGTACTGTGAAACTTCACGATATACAGATGTATAAGGAGCTGTATCAGTTCCGTCAGTTGCAACAGTCACACCTAAGCATGCGTTGTCATACTTTCTTGCCCAGTTGGTTGCCCACTGAGTCTTGTATGTATTTAGAACGTCAATGAATGTATCATTCAAATCTTCTTCTGAAATGTGCATAATTTTTGCCCATTTACGAGCAGATAGAGTAATGTCATCAACTGTTACTGATGCTTCTCCGATTGTTGCGCCTTCTGCATATACATTTGGAGCATCTCCAACAAAACGTGGAAC